ACTTGAGGCTTCTGACTCTGTAACTTCGCGTATTGCGCGGCCATATACAGAACCTGAACAGCTCGAGAATCGTAAGCGGTTGCCAGTTCTTGCTCGGAATAACCGATTGACCTAGCAAACTCTCGAACCATCTTCTTGACTTCGGTTCCCTTCTCAGGGTGCGCGTAGTCAGGAATCACCTCCGCAAGTCGCTGCGCTTCACGCTGAACAGCTTGGGCTAGTTCGGCTTGACGCTCGGCGTTTTGCTGTTGAGCAATACGCTGCTTCTCGGCCTGAACCATCGAAAGCTGCTTCTCGCGCTCTGTGCGCTCGGCTACCTTGACGGCATAACCAATGGGGTCTGTCTCTTTCAACGCCTCGAGATTTTCCCCGGTGTCTTGTTTACTGATGAACTCTTCGATCAGGTTCAGCCTTTGCGCGTAGGCATCCCGCGCCTGCTTTGCCTGCTCTACGGCCATCCTCTCAGCCTCTACAGCTTTACGCTGCTCGGCAAGAGTCTGTGACTTCTTGGTGTAGTCCAGCCCCTTTTGATAACCATCCACCAATTCGTCGAAGGTGACTTCCTTTTCCTCACCAGCGGCTTTCACTCGGAATCGCTGTGGTTCAGGCTCTACCTCTACTTCTTCGGTTTCAAGCACCTCGGGTTCGGACGCCTCGACTTGTTCTGGTTCCTCTTGAGCTTGCGGGGCGGCTTGTTCAGCTTCCGTCGGCTCCATCATCCCCAAAAACGCGCCTGCGGCTTCGTTTACCGTCATCGAGACATTCCCGGATTCCGGGGCCATGTTCTCAGCCATTTCGTTCCTCAGTTGTGTCTGAAAGCGTCAGACTCGCATCAGAGGATTTTCCACCGCTTCTTGACCATCTGGTCTTCGGAAGCAATTGCGGAAAAGTGCCCCATTATTTCATCAAGTAAGCGAAGTTTCAAATAGGCTCGCTCACGAATGTCTATGTCCATCTCATCCGAATTGGTAATAACACTCATAAGTGTTGACCGGATGGAATCGATCTCCCCGGTAAACCATTCGTCACCGAGAAGCGTTTTAGCCCGTTCTGACTTGTTCAAACTGCTGCGCTCCTGCTAGGAGTTGCCATGAGTCCAGTATTCGGCCCGAGAAGTCCCGGCAAAGCAAATGCCTGTGGGCGAGCGCCGAATCTACCCGCGCCGTAGTAAGGCCCGAAGTAATCGTAAGCACCCATTTCACCCATCCCGCCCATACCAGGCAAGCCGCCAAGAGATATCGGGGTGAACTGACCCCGAGGATAAACAGGGCTGCGACCTCTAGCGATTGCGTCATACGCCGCTTGGTCAAACGGTGCGGCAGTTGATCCACCACCGCCCAAAGCAGTCCCGGCAAGCCCCAAAAGCCCTAGCGCCAACAGAGGATTAATCGTCGTACTTCCCTCAATTGGGCCTGTAGAAGAGCGTGGAACTTCGTATGTGGTGACCGGAACCTCTCCGCGAGGAGTTGTGATTACGGTTGCCGCAGCGGGGGCAAGGATGCTTGGAGTCTCAGTTTTGATGGTGCGAGACTCAATCGGAACAGTCTGCGTAGGAGCAAGCGTTCCAACAGCAGCAGCAGTCGGCGAGGTGGCCTGCGTCTGAGCCGGGATATTTGTGGCCTGGACTGGAACCGTCTGCGTGGGAGTCAACAAACCACCAACAGCGGCAGCCGGGGCGGTTGCTTGCGTTTGGGAGGGAGTTGTGGCGGCTTGCACCGGAACGGTTTGCGTGGGGGCCAACAGTCCACCAGTCGCCGCAGCAACAGGGGCAGAAACTTGCGTTTCGGCCGGGGCGGTTGTAGTTTGAACCTGGACGCTCTCGCTTGGAACCGGGAATGACTGAGCGCCTAGCAATCCTGTTGCAGCAGGTGCAACAACAGGCGCGGCGGTTGACAGTAATCCGGCCTGACTTGCTTGACTAACCACAGGCACTTGTTCGACCAAAGATGGAGCAGCTGGGAACTCCAATCCCTTTGCCGAGCCTGCCGCAGAAACACCAAACTGCGCGTCTAGCGCGGAGTTGATTACTTCATTGGCCACACCTTCTTGAGTAAGAATTTGGGCGATTTGTTCTTCAGGGACTCCTTGAGCTGCCAAATTGGCCACGTCAACCGCCACATCAGGATCGACAGATGCCGCTGATGCGCCAGGGAAAAGAGTCTCAATCCCGAATGCTGTCGTTCCGGCCAATGCCGCAGCCCTGAGAGCTTGGGCGAGATCGCCACTATTGGCGAAAGTCGTGAATCCTGCTCCAGTAGCAGCGGCAGCAGGAACGCTCATCAAACCAACCCCGGCAGGGCCAAGGCCAGCAGCGGTTCCTGCGGCGATGGCGGCATTTGCCAGAGTGCCGAGCAGGCGATCTGTCGAGGTCTGCTCAAACTGAGTGCTGAGTTCCTCTGTGGCCTGTTGTCCAGTAGGAGTGAACCCAGCAGACAAGTATGCGCCAGTCGGGGTCTCAATAAATCCTTGAATCGACCCATCGCCTTGGACGTTGTAGGTGATGCCGTTCTCTGTGAAGCTGCCGACGATTGCGTCTGCAAAGCGTGGATCGTTTGCTCGTCCACTCGCGGCAAGGACTTCTTGCGCCCGGTTTGCAAGCACATCACCAGATTCAAACAAACCAGAGAATCGCTCTCCTCCTGCTTCAGAAAGAAGTCCAGGCTGTCCCGTATCACCAGGATCAAACTGCTTTCCAGCCCCATAAAGCCCGGCGGCAGTCAGTCTACGCACCTCCTCAGCAGGGAATCCAAAAGCGTCCAGTCCAGCCGCAATCCGAGCATTGTATTGGGCAGAACCAATCGGGGCAGCCGTTTGGATGTCGGCTTGAGTACCAGCAGCAGACTCCTCAAACGCTCCAGAGGAGATGAGCTGCATCCCTCTACGCATGGCGCTTGCATCCACGCCGGGAAGGGTCGCGATGATCGCGGGATCAATCCCAAGCTGAATGGCAGACTTCACCGCCAGATCGGGTGTTTTCCCTTCGGCATATCGAGCATTAATCTGCGCGACGATTGCGTCATAAGGCAAAGGCCCAATGTTCGTTTGCACGAGTTGTGTTGCCATGATTTACCCCGGAATCTCTACATTGGAGGAAATGCCTGCGCCGATCTTTGCCGCCTTGAGTTGGACTTCGGCCTCGAACTCTTGCCTCTTCAGCTCCAGTTCAGCCGCAGCCTTCTCTCTGGCCAGTTGAATCTCAGCCGCTGCTTTCTCTCGCTTGGCTTGAATATCGGCCAAAGCCTTCTGGCGGTCAATCTCCAACTGGGCCTGAGCCTGCATCATCATCGCTTGGATGGCCGGATCAGGTTGCTGTTGCTGCGGAGGAGGATTGCTCAGAGCCTGGTCGATCTCAGGCGTGATCGGCTTGAAGAAAGTCGCCGAGTCCTTGAACCCTGCGGCCTCAATCATCCGTCCCAGAGTCTCGCGGTACTGACCAACCGTCACCAAAGGATTGGCAGGGCCGAACTGCTGAAGAATCCGCTCCTGCTTGTCCAGGATCATCGCAAGCATCGCCATCTGCTCTTGCTTGTTACCAGTTCCCAGACCGACAGAGATGCTCACATCGTACTGATTCGACCACTCACGGGGATCCATTTGGATGTACTGACCACGCATCCGAATGATCCGTGGCTTGTCTTGGTACTTGCACAGGAGTTGGAGAATGCCCTTGAACAGACTCTTCACCCCGGTCTCAGCGAAGTTCCGGGCGATCAGTTCCATCTTGCCAGCAGAGGCGTTCTGAAACGCAGCCACAGCCGTAGCGGTGACGTTCTGTAGGACATTGGGATCAAGACCCTGCGTGGCATCCGACACACCCGTGCGCTTGGCCTGGACTGCATCCAGATACTCGAGCATCGGGAAGGCTTGATTCGCCACAGGCTGAACCGCCATCGGAACCACCGCATTGGGGTTCTTCATCCGAATCACACCACCAGGCGTGGGAGAGATGAGGTCGTCCAGGTTGACCTGACCATCCACCGCTCCAACTCGGTAGTTGTTCGTCAGATACAGGTTATCCAGCATCTGGCGGGTGATCGTGGATTTCTGTAGCTGCAAGTCCATGACCTTATCCGCGAGGGACAGGCCGTAGAACTTGTGCGGAACAGGGATCGGGCAGAGGCTGTGGAAAGGAATGTAGTCCGTTTCCGTTTCCTCGAGAATCTCGCTTCCGGCGTACCAAACCTGGAGCAGCTCGGCCAGACCATCACCATCCCGGTCTGCGCGGATGTAGCACTCGTACACCTCCACATCCTGCATGGTCGGGTCGAGGCTTTCGTCTTGGCTGGGTTGCTCGCCCTCAGAGTAACGAGCCACTCGCTCAGGAGAGAAGCTCAGGTCATCGTAGGCCGGGAGATCGCGGACAACCTCTTCAGGGAAGCCCATCGCCACCAGGTCAGACCGAGGCATCAGTCGGCGGTGAGCGACGAATGGAGAGTCCTGGATCGTTGTGGCCTTCTTGGAGATCAGGAATTCCTCGGGTGGAATGTTCTGAATCGCCACCCGACCGACTTGGTTCTTCTTCTTGACCTTGACGTTGTAAGAGACTTGGGTGATCTGAACGCCGTCCATCCCGATTGCGGGAGTTCCGTCGATGTTTGTGATCTGGGTCACAAAAGTCTCTTGTTCGATGATCTCCCGAGTGCCGTCTTGCAGTAGAAGCGCAAGCTCCGCATCGCTCAGGTTCTCGTAGGTCTCCTTGATAACGTCAATCTTGTTATCCCAGTAAGCCTTGACGACACCGACCTTCTCGAGCAGCGCATCCTTAAACCAGTCATGAAGGATGGCAAACCCAGGGTTGTCCTTGTAGAACACCCAGTTCGAGTAGTCCGTCGCTTGGTTCGCGCCTTGCTCATCACCGGGGCCGACAGGCTCATAGCGGATGATGTCATCCGAGGCGGTGAAGATGCGGATCAGTTGAGGAATCGCGCCGTCAATGACCTCTGCCACCTCTCCGGTGACGATCTGGCTTCGACCCTCTACCTCGTTCCCGTAAGGGTAACGAAGGTAATACTCAAGTGACCGGGTTCTCTGCTCGGTTGTCTCCGTTTGGAGATACCCGATCGCTCCATCGATTTCGGCCTCGAGCAGGCTTTTCAGGCTTATCTGATTCATGCTTTTCCTCTAACGCTTTGATGCGTCGCTCCAGCTCCGCGAGTTTGGCGTTGATGTTGCCTTGAGGCGTTGCCCACATTAGACCACCCACCTTGTGTTAACGCTAATCGGCTTGCTCCAGTCGCCCTGTTCGTGAATCCCGATAGCGAAGTATCGGAACGCATCGGACGAATGAGAGGCCCAGTCGTGTAGCGGTGTGTCAAAGAATACGTTTCTCTTCTCGTCGAAGTTGCGCCGATAGTTCCTGAGCGCGTCTAGACCCTGCTTCACCTTCGGCACATTAAACCAGCACTTCGGGAGAATGCGTCTGACGCTCTGGATTCCATCTGCAACTGACAAGCGCGGAGCAACCGTTATTTGTAGCCCTGCCTCTTGCAGCATTTCCTTTCTGCTGCGTCCTGTCCCCAATTCTCGCACTTCTACGTCATGAGGCAAGATGTGTTCGGCTGTATGCCACTTATTCTCTTTGAGCCAGTTCACATACCAATCTAGCCCTTGACCGTGGTTTTCCACGAAATCCATCACCCGGTACTCTTGTCCGGCTACCTGAACCACCCAGATGGCGGTGGTGTCAGACATCCCCAAGTCCCAAGCGGTGAATGTCCTGGTCAGATCGTCGCGGTCAATGTTTGTGAGCCTGCCCTTCTCCTCCAGGTCATTTATCAGCGCCCCGAAATAAGAACCCTCGACAGCGGCATGGAAGGAGCATTCGAACTCCTGGTTGTACTTGTCCTGCCCCATCTCCCGGCGAGCGGCGTGAAGCTCGGTCTCAGGAATAAGGTGGGTCTGGGAGGCTTTGAACTCCAGTAAGCCCCAGTCTTCCTCTTCCTCGGCCTGGTCTCTCAGGTCTTTGAAGTGGTTTGATCCCTTAGGGGTTCCGAGGAACAGCGCCCAGCCCAGTCGGTCTGACAGCGCAGGACGAACAATGTCAGTCCAGATTCTCGGGTCTTGGTCGGCAATCTCGTCAATGATGACCCCATCGAAGTATTGGCCTCGGAGGGAGTCAGGATTGTCTGAGCCGTAGAGCTGGATTCTGCGCCCCCAGAAGTCCGTGCGGAGTTCCGAGATGTTCGGAGTCGCGCCTAGAGGTTCTGTGTACTTCAGCAGATAGTCCCAGGCCACCCGCTTTGCCTGCCCATAAGTCGGAGCGATGTAAGCGTACCGGGGAGCTTCCTTACGGTTCTCCACGGCATCCCGAATGATGTGGTTCAGAGCGGCAACAGTCTTTCCCATCCGTCGGTGAGCCACCACCACCCCAAAGCGGTTGTCTCGCATCATCTGATGGATGGCGAGTTGTGGCTCTCGAGGAGAGTACGGGATTACGAT